ATGGCACAAGAATTCCCGGTTGAATGGTCGCAAACGAAACATCGTTATGTGTACACACACCACGTTCACCACAAAATGTCAAAAGATTTCATCGGTGTCACGGTTGAATCATTGCGTTCACCGTCTGGAACGGATTCATGGCATCACCGAAATGGCTACCAACACGCGCCGAAAGCGATTGAAGGATTCATTCACCACAAAGAACACGGTCAAATCGCTCGATTGACACACATTTTTTAAGCTTATCACCTTATTTTTGCGGAATTTATTTCAGCTTATGTACTTAAAAAGTACAATTCACCGCACTTTTGTGCCGTTTATAACCGCTTATCTTATTTAGAATCATTCTAAATTTGTGTAAAAATTAAAAGTTTTGTGAAAAAAGTTTTTCAGTTATGAAACATTTTGTAATTTCACCACGTTAAACAATTAAAAAAACACAAAATGGAAAAAGAACAAATGATTGAAATCATTCTTCGTGAAGAACGTGAAGCGCGTGAATTCATGAATGAAATGGTTGAGAACTTCGGTCGTCAAGACGACTACACAAAACGAACAATTGCACAATGGTGTGTAATTGCTGAACTTATTGAAAAACTACAAATTGAAAACAATGAAGAACTTTGATCCTGAAGCACAAGAATTCCTGAAGCAAATGTTTGAATTCTTAAAATTTACCGCAATGGCGACCGTTTGCACAATTTTATCACTTTATTTAATCTATTTATTATGAAAGTAACATTCGACAAAAACCATTCTTCATTCACCTTTGAATTCGATTTCGACAAGTTCGGTGAAGGTTCATTCAAATTCGTTGACGTGAAATGTCTTGACCATGACATCGTTGACGTGAACATTGAATTCGAAGACGTGTGGACGACACAACACATCGGTGAAATTGAAATCGATTACATCCTGAATGAAGATGAATGGAAAGAACTTGAAAACGAAGTCAAAAGACAAATTCTTGAACAACCATTCGACTTTGACGCGCACGAATATATTTCGGACGAAGACAAGTGGAACTGGTTCAAATATGAACAACAACAAATCGAACAAGCAAATGAAGAAAAATTCTAAACCAAAAGAAAAAATGACATTGCCGACAATGGTTCGGTGGTGGTCACGTCAAAGCTTTACGCATGACAAAGGCGGTTCGTTTAACGTCCAGCTTTACTTAAAAATTTGTGAAATTAAACTTTTGAAAAATGTATAAACTACTTTACTTCTATGAATCACGGCTTGCGGAATCTTATGAATTCCCGACGAAAGCGCTTTGTCACTGGAAAATCAATGAATTCCGCAAAGCTGGCACGCACATTTATGGTCACTTTGTAATTGAAAAGATATGAAGATTCCACAATTGAAACGCTGTTACATTATTGTTGAACTCTTGAACGATTTGAAGATTCATTCCGGAAAAGAAATTCAACGAAAAGTCAATGAACGAATGGGTGCAAATTATTGTAAAAGTCAAATTGAAAAAGATTTGAGCTGGATCAAATGGAATCTTGATATGGACGATTACTATTCATCTGGTCATGGGATTAAATTATATGAACCGCTTGACTTTTGGAAAGCGCTTAAAAACTATCTGGAATGAACGAAGACATCAAAGAACTTATTGCCGAATATAAACTTGACAAACCATGTCGCAAACGCGATACTGTTTACAAACGATACTATCTTATGAACATTCTTCATTGCCGTTCACGGTTGTGTTTGCGCGAAATTGGTGAACTATTCAACCGCGATCATTCCAGTGTGATTCATGGATTGAAAGAACACAAGCGGTGGTGGTCACAACTTGACGAAGAATATCTTCGCGCAATTCATCCATTGCCGGAACTGGTGACCGATGAAGGACGGATTCCGAAGAATCAATTCTTTGATTGCGAAACGACTGAAGATTCAATCACGATTCGTGGAAAATTTACAAAACAAGTTTTGAAAGAATTTGAAAGACCATTGACAAAGACCGATATTTCACTTATCTTTGCACATTCATAATACGTTTTGTTTAATTGGTTGGAAAGCGCTGGGAAACTGGCGCTTTTTTGCGTTACAGCGCGACAAAGTTGCGATTCTCTTATATACCCTGCCAGAAAAAAAAGCTGTATTTTTTAGGGGGGGGGGGTAAAAACTTTTGTAATTTTGTCGCGCTTTGGTCAAAAGTCAATGTGGGCGTGGTTTATAGGCGTTACAAAATGCGTTACAAAAATTTATTTTTGTCGCGTTGTGTTTATGAATGAAATTATTTTTTACTTTTGTCACCATGGCGCAAACAAAAGAATTTATTAATGGGATTGACCGAGTAAGCACGCGCCATTGCTGAAAGGTCGTCCCATTTTTTATGTGATATTAGAATGATTCCAAACATTTCGGTCTTCAGGTCGTTATTCAATGCAAAAGAAACACCGTTCACGATGAACGTGGTCGAAGTTTACAATCGAATTAAGAATGGTTATCCTGAACTTGTTTCGAAAATCAACCGACTTCGTGAAATGGACGAATCAACCGAAGCTTATCGTTCATTGAAAAATTCATTGCTGGCGATTATGTTCAATGGAACATTCAACCAGCGAACCGACAACGGATTGATTGAACATTCTGGGTTGTGTATCTTGGACTTCGACGACTATCCTGACCAAGAAACAATGAACCAAGACAAGCAAAGGTTCAAATCATTGCCGTTCGTGTTTATGGTGTTTACTTCACCTTCGAATAAAGGACTGAAGGTTGTTGTCAAGATACCACAATCAACAAAAGAAGAACACAAGCGACGATTCAAAGCGCTTGAACTTGAATTCAATTCCGACTATTTCGACACGTCCAGTCAAAACGTTTCAAGGGTGTGTTTCGAATCTTACGATCCAGACGCTTACATGAACGAATTTTGTGACGAATTCACAACCATTGACGAAGAACGTGGTCACATCTTTACTGAACGTCCACCAGTGTGTCGATTAGTGGACGAATCAAAAATAATTGAACGAATCATGAAGTTCGATTTCGGTGGTGAATTCAATTCAGGCAACCGGAACAATTACATTTTCAAGCTTTCAGCTTGTCTTTGTGAATACGGAATCACACGCGATGTTGCCGAATATCACCTTGAACAATTTGTGTCAAGTGATTTCACGAAAGCGGAACTGGCGAACACAATTAAAAGCGCTTATCGGACTGCGGACTTCAAAATAAAGTATTTCGAAGACAATGAAAAGCTAACAAAAGCGAAGCTGAAGATTCGTCAAGGAATCGCCACGAAGGACATTACTGAAGCGCTTGGACTGGATGAAGAACAAATTGATGAAATCAAAAGCGATATTGAAAACAATCAAGACGTTTTTTGGACAATCACGCAATTGAAGACCGGTGAAAAGATTACAATTGAACCGAACAATTACAGCGCTTTTCTTTCAAAACATGGATTCGGGAAATACTATCCTGAACGCGCGTTGTCACCGACGTTTGTTTTGGTCAAAGAAAACAAAGTTCGTTTGTCATCGGTTGAACAAATCAAAGATTTCGTGTTGAAATATCTGGAATCGCGATGTGAAATATCGGTGTGGAATTATTGCTCACGTTCGACGTATCTATTTAGCGAAAATTTCCTGAACATGATTGATTCAATCGACGTCAAAATGTTACAAGACACAAAGACGGAATCATTCATTCCATTCAAGAACGGCGTGGTCACAATCACGAAGAAGGATGTCACGTTGAAAAGTTACATTGACGTGAACGGTTACATTTGGGAAAATCAAATCTTGAACCGGGACTTTGTTCAACTGGACGACCACAAGAACGACTTTCAAGATTTCATTTCCAAGGTATCGAATAAAGATACAACCAGAACACAAGCGCTTGAATCAACACTTGGTTATTTGTTACACACTTACAAAGACAAGACCGAACAAAAGGCAATCATTTTCAATGACCAAGAAATCGACGACAACGCGAATGGTGGTTCAGGAAAATCATTGATGTTGACGGCAATCGGTTACTTCAGGAACATTGTCACCGTGGACGGAAAGCAATTCAATTCAATGAAGAATGACTTTGTTTACCAGCGCGTGAACCTTGACACGCAAATTCTTGCGTTCGACGACGTGAAAAAGAACTTCGACTTCGAACAATTGTTTTCGGTGGTGTCACAAGGAATCACCGTGAACCGAAAAAACAAGGACGAAATATACATACCATTTGAAAGGTCACCGAAGATTGTGATCACCACGAACTATGTTATTGCTGGCGCTGGTTCAAGTCACGACCGAAGACGTCACGAACTTGAATTTTATCAGTATTTCAACGCGCAACATTCGCCATTGAAAGAATACGGTCGTTTGTTGTTTGATTCATGGTCACAAGATGACTGGTCAAAATTTGACAACTACATGATTGCGAACGTTCAAAAATACCTGAACGAAGGATTGACCGCAACGACATCAATCAACGCGGACACGAAGCGATTCATTCAAGCGACTTGCAAGGACTTTTTCGAATTCGTTCGTGAAGGCAATCTTGAACTTGACATTTATCACTACAATCAAACGAAGCTTCAGGAATTCCAAAATGAAACAAATTCATTCCGGGACTTGTCAACACAAAAGTTCAAGAAATGGGTGAAGGAATACGCAAATCACAAGGGGTACAAATACACCGAAGGTCACAACCATTCAGGTCGTTATTTTATCTTGACTGAAGGTTCACCAGCGAATGAATTTACACCGAAAAACGATTGTCCATTTTAATTTTATATCTTATGAATTATTTACTTATGTTAGCTATTATTCTCACCATTTTCATCTGGTGTGTGTCGATTTATTTATTCGGTTGGTGGGGTGCGATTGGTTGTCTTGTCATTGGAATTTGTGGAACGTTGTGGATTGAAATCAAAGGACTGGAATGAAAATAACGAATGAAGACAACATGGAATTGATGTCAAGGTATCCTGACAAACACTTCGACTTGGCGATTGTTGATCCTCCGTATGGATTAGAACGCTTTAAGAAAGGAGGGAGCCACGTAAATAAATACGGAAGCGAAAACGGACAATGGAACAATGAAAAACCAACCAAAGAGTATTTTAATGAACTTTTTAGGGTTAGTAAGAAACAAATTATATGGGGCGCAAATAACTTTGAATTACCAACAAGCGAGTATTTTATTGTATGGCAAAAATCAAACGCACAAGATTTTAGTTTTGCTATGTGCGAAATGGCTTGGACTAATTGTAAAGTTCCCGCAAAAGTTTATAAAAAATTACACGTTTCAGTTGATGACAAAAATAAAATTCACCCAACACAAAAACCCATAGAACTTTACAAATGGCTTTTAGATAAATACGCAAAGCAAGGTGACAAGATTCTTGACACACACCTTGGTTCAGGTTCAATCGCGATTGCGTGTCATGATTATGGCTTTGATTTAACGGCTTGTGAACTTGACAAGGAATACTTCGACAAAGCAATGGAACGAATTAATAACCACAAAGCACAAACAAAACTATTCTAATGAAGAAGGAAAATAAAGAACGACTGGACGCGCTGAAGCTGGCGAATGACATCGAAAGACATCCGTCTTTTCCGAAAGATTACTTCGTCAAGAAAAAGTGGGACGACAAGACCGCAAACGGATTGACGAAGGCAATCACATCGTTCATCCAGTTCAACGGCTACCAAGCTGAACGAATCAACACAATGGGTGTCGCAAGGGAAAACAAACGAACCGACGGGAAAGTCATCGGTGTGACTTGGACGAAGGGAACAACCACGGCTGGTTCAGCTGACATTTCAGCGACTATTCGTGGACGTTCAGTCAAGATTGAAGTCAAGGTCGCAAAAGACCGTCAAAGCGAAGCACAAAAGCGATACCAAGAATCAATCGAACGCGCTGGTGGTGTGTACATGATTGCGCGTGACTTCGATTCGTTTGTGGAATGGTTCGATGAATTTGTGAAGTCATGCTAACAATAACAAATGAAGACAATATGGAATTGATGTCAAGGTATCCTGACAAATACTTTGACTTAGCAATTGTTGATCCGCCGTATGGTGTTGAAGATTTAACTGGCAAAGAATTTTCACATGGTAGTGGTAAATTGAAAAACCGACAATTTAATAAAGGAAATGAAAAAATAAATATCTGGGACAAAGCACCAAAAAAGGAATACTTTGAAGAATTGTTTCGTGTTTCAAAACACCAGATTATTTGGGGTGGGAATTACTTTCCTTTGCCGATTTATAGATGCCCGATTGCTTGGGACAAATGTCAACCTTGGGAAAATTTCAGTCAAATCGAACTGGCTTGGACTTCATTCAATAAACCAGCGTCAATTTTCAAATTTGACAACAGAACTGGTGGAAAAATACACCCAACACAAAAACCCGTTGCACTTTATAAATGGATACTTGATAAATACGCAAAGCAAGGCGACAAAATACTTGACACTCACTTAGGCTCGGGAAGTATTGCGATAGCGTGCCACGATTACGGCTTTGACCTTACAGCGTGCGAACTTGATAAGGAATACTTTGATAAGGCTATGGAACGAATCAACAACCACAAATCACAACAAAAACTTTTTTAGCTTTGATGTTTCACGAATGAAAATTATTTTTATCTTTGGTGAAATTTAATACTTATAATTATGGCGACAACAAGAAAAACGACCGACACGGTCACACCTGAAGCACCGAAAGGATTGTTTCACAAGCTTCATTCAGCGAAGCAACACATCGGAAAGGTAGCGAAGAACGCAACGAATCCACATTTCAAGAAAACTTACGCGGACATCAACGCGTTGCTTGAAACGGTCGAACCTATTTTACTTGAAAATGGCTTGATTCTTTTACAACCAGTCAAAGCGAATCTTGTGTTCACGCAAATCATTGACATCGATTCAGGTGAATCAATTGAATCGTGCATGGAAATACCGGTTAACATTGTTGATCCACAAAAAACACTGGCGTGCATAACCTACTTTCGTCGTGGAACGCTTCAATCGCTGTTATCGCTTCAGTCGATTGACGACGACGGCAACGAAGCTTCAGGGAAAGGAACAATCACAACGTTCACGAATTCAAAGAATGAAAAACCAACCATTGACGAAGAACGATTCAAGAACGCTTTGAAGGCAATCACTGACGGAAAGTTCACGGTTGATAAATTAAAAGCGACTTATTCATTGACACCTGAACAAATCAATCAATTGAAATGAAAGAAATGACCGCTGAACAACGCGCAAAGTATTTGTTTGAATTGTTTGACTTCATCGAATACGATTCGAAGGTGAAGACATTCATGACAAGGAAATCATGCGCGTTGATTATGGTCCAAGAACTCATGAAGGACGTTGACATCAAATCGCGTGACTTCATTTACTGGTCAAATGTTAAACTTTATTTATTAGAATTATGAAATGGCGTGCTTCACAAATTGGTAAACTCATGACAACGTCCCGGTCGAAAACGGACTTGTTGTCACAAACGGCGAAAAGTTACATTAATCAAATCGCGAAACAAGATTTTTATGGTTATGAATCACCGATAATTAATCGGTACTTGGACAAAGGAACGAATCAAGAACTTGAATCCATTCAGCTTTTGAACGCGGTTAGGTTCGAAGATTTCCACAAGAACGCGGTTCGAAAAACAAACGACTTCATGACTGGTGAATGTGACATTGTCACCGTGTCATCAATCATTGACATCAAAACAAGCTGGTCGCTTGACACGTTCCCGGAATTGCCTGAAGAAATCGATTCTAAAGATTACGAATGGCAAGGTCGTGCTTATATGTATCTTTACGACAAACCAGAATTTGAACTTGTTTATTGCATGGTGTCAACGTGGGACGAATTCTTGACACAATACGATGACCGATTGCTTCACAAGGTTGACCACATTGATCCAGCGAAGCGAATCACTTCGATGTTGTTTGAACGTGACCTTGAACTTGAACAACAAATGATTGAACGTTGTCAACTGGCGACTGAATACTATCTGGAACGAATATCTAAATTGAATAACAAATGAAGAAATTTTTCATTCTGGAATGTCATTCCGAAGAACTTGACACCGCGTTTTTCATTACTGAATATCTAAACAAGCTTGGTCATGATTACACGATTTCGGTGACCAGCAATGAAGGTCAATTCGATTTGAAATCGGTGTCGATTGATGAATTCAAAACATTTAATAATATACAATAACATGAAACAAACCGCAACGAATTACTTGATTGAACAGCTTTCATTGAAAACAATGGCTGAACATATGCCGTGGGTGGCAAAAATTCTTGACACCGCGATTGAAATGGAACAAGAACAAATCATTGAAATATCGCTTTATCACAAAGGTCAAGGAATTGAACGAGAATGTATTGAATCCTATATTCAAGCGAATTATGGAATCGAAGATTGAAGACACCGTGTTGCTTGCGGTCATGTCGAAGTATTATGAACGTTCACAACGTGGTGTTGAAAAATACGGACACACACTTGACCGAACTGACATCGATTTGATTGGTTGGTTGAATCACCTTCAGGAAGAACTTATGGATGCTACACTTTACATTGAAAAGTTAAAAAAAGAACTATGAAACAAACAGCAGTAGAGTGGTTGGTTGAGCAGATAACTAATGGAGACATTTCAGCAAGACAAGCTATCCAACAAGCCAAAGCAATGGAGAAAGAGCAGATAATTGAGGCTTATAACACATCATTTTTATTAAGAGATAAGCCATATTCAACAGCAGAAAAATACTATAAACAAAAATATGAAAGCAACACTTGAATTCAACTTACCAGACGAAGACGCGGAATACTATTGTGCAATGAAAGGTCAAGCGATGTTGAACGCGTTGTTTGAAATCAACACCGAACTTCGCAAGCTTTGGAAATACGAAGAACTGAACGAAGACGAATCGAACATGGTTGAACGAATCCGGGAACAATTCTTCGACATCCTTCGGGAAAATGAAATCAATCTGGACAAATGAAATACGCAATCATTTTCACGTCCGCGGTCATTATGGAAATATCTTCGACATTTTACATTCGATTTGTCGCGGACAAGAACACGATCGGAATGATTGTCTTCGCTTTCATCGCGCCATTCTTGACACTGGCTTTTGCTGGCTACATGGTTGAAAGCAAAGAATGGAATGAACGAATCAAAATGGCTTTTTCGCTGGCGTTCGGTTACGTCGTCGGCGCTTTAATAGTAATAA